TATCAGTATATGGAGTTAAATAATGGCAGGTAGCTTAATAAAAATAGATGAAGAAATAGTTACATCAGCAGTAGCAAGTGTTACTTTAACAGGTATTGATAGCACTTATGATGTGTATATGTTAACTATAAATAATGTTGATAATTCAAATGCAGGAAGTGTTAAAGCAAGAGTTATAAAAGCAAGTGATAGTTCAGTAGATAGCACAGCAAATTATGATAGTGCTTGGAAAGGTATAAGAACTATAGGTAGTTTTTCTAATCAATCTTATACAAATCAAACAGAATTTAAAGATTTAGCTTGGTCACAAAATACTGGTGACCAAGAAACAGCACAGGGTACTTATTATCTTTTTAATTTCTATAATGCTTCAGAATATTCATTTATTACTTTTGAAAGTCTAACTTATGGTTTTCCTAATACAAGTAAAGAATTATTATCAACTACAGGTGGTGGTGTACATACAGTTGCACAAAGTAATTCAGGAATATATATAGTTCCAACATCTAATAATTTTGTAGCAGGAACATTCACATTATATGGTTTAAAGAAGTAATTAAATAAAGTATGAAAAGATAGAAAGGATAAATTATGGCAACATTAGAGCAATTAACAGCAACAGCACAAGCAGAAATAGACGCGAAAAAAACTGCTAATGGTGGCGACGGTATGTTTGCACAAGTAAATAACATTAGACGTGAATTTACAGAAGCTGAATATGACCAAGCAGTTATCGATAAAGCTAATAGCGATTTTGACCAACAAGAAAACGGTTATAAAACTGCTAGACAAGAAGCTTACGATAGTACTGGAAACCAGTTAGATCAGCTTTTTTGGGATATACATAACAATAAGTTAGATAAAACCGGCGAATGGTACAAAGCAATAAAAGCTGTAAAAGACGATAATCCAAAACCTGAATAATGAAACTTGAAGTTATCAGGACTCAGCTTGGTTCTGATGCAACCAACGGCGAGTTATGGATCGATGGAGTCCGGGAGTGTTTTACCCTTGAGGATGAAGTTCGAGATGGTCCAAAGGTTTACGGTGAGACGGCTGTTCCTGCTGGTGAGTATGAAATAACATTACGTACTGTTGGTGGTTTTCACACTCGAACTAAAAAACATTACGATAATAAAAAAGGTTTTGGTCCTGGTTGGCATCAGGGTATGCTTTGGGTCCGCAATATTCCTGGTTTTGAGTTTATATTAATTCATCCTGGTAACGACCAATTCGACACCCTGGGCTGTCTATTGGTAGGTAAAACCCAGCAGGACCTTGATAAAAACAAAGACGGATTTATTGGTCAGTCACGAACTGCTTATGAGGCTCTCTATCCAAAAGTTAAAGATGCTCTGCTTGATGGCCAAAAAGTAACTATAAAATACACAAATCTAGGCCAAGTTTCAACCACTCCCCTTGATGATAATATTGCTGTAGAAAAGGAGCAGCTGTTGTCTAAAGGTGATAAAGGCTTAAATGTTAAATTTTTACAAACTCTTTTATTAAAGTGGAACGCGGATTGCTTACCAAAATATGGAGCGGATTCTGATTTTGGTGGCGAAACGTACGAAGCAATAAAAGAATTTCAGATTGAAAATGCATTAGAAGCCACCGGCTCTATCGACTTTATGACGGTTATTGCTCTCTCAAAACACGCTTAGGAGCAAAAAATGAAATTGAAAGATTGGGCCATTAAAGTTGGCATTCGAACTTTACGCACATTTATACAAGCATTCTTAGGAGTCCTGGTTGCATCAGGTGCTGGAATGGTTGAGATTGATGTTTTGTCTAACGCTATGGTTGCCGGACTTGTAGCTGGTGTTACTGCACTTCAGAATGGTTTAGAAGAGTGGACTCCAACTAATAAAGGCTAATTAAAAGAAACTTTTGTTATATAAATTTAATTCTTTCATAAGAATTGCTATCGTCATGTTTTTAATATTACCCATTCCGGTCTTTGCTAATGAAACAACAACGTATGAGCGTATTGCTGATGATGGTCAAAATCAAACTAACTTAACTTTTGACTATGGTGGTGTTTCCTGGAATAGATTAGATATTCACGGCACTGATTGTGGATCATCGAGCCAAGCGGTGCATTTTAATATGCAAAGCGTAACCGACGGAAAGTTGACTATGACATTCCCGGAGTCGGATGTATCAGCTGCAGGTTTTTTAAGTGGTTGTGTAAATGATAATTATTCCGTGACTTGGAACTATTCAGATAGTACATCTGCGACTGAAAATTATTCAGGCCAATCTAGTAGTGATGTTACCAACATGTATGAAAACATTACACATTCTGTTAGCGGTAAATATATAACTTCAGTCGAGATTGTTTACGATGACTATGTAATTGTGGATGATATCTTTTGGACCTATGGGACTCCGGTGACAACAACTACAACTTCAACTACAACAACTTCAACAACCACTACCCTGCCAGTTGTAAAGCCACCGATTAATGTTTCTGTTGCTTTTGCTACTGATAATGGTTCAGACGGTTTGTTGGTAAATTGGGATTTGTCAAACGAAGGAAACATTGAACCTGAGCGTTACGCTATAGGTTTTGACGAGGGTTCGTGCTGTGGTTATGGAATTGCTACGGGTAATGTTGGAGATGAGAATGCATTAAAAACATCTTATTTTTTCACATTTAGTTACCTGGAGGCAGTCTTTGGTTCTCAGTATGGTGACTTTTATTTTAAGGTTCGTTCGGATAATGATTCGCAATCTTTATATTCATCGTTCACGGACCCGGTCCAGCATTCCGTAACGGTTCCAACAACTACAACCACTTCAACAACAACCACAACCCTGCCCCCTGCACCAATTGTCTATGAGATACCTAAACCTGAACCGGAACCTGAGCCAATTGTGGAATTGATATTAATTGGCGATGTTGAAGTTGAATTTACTGAGGATGAAATCGCTGACGGTACAGTTGACCGAGAAAAAGAAAGACAGAAAAACCTTGATTTCTTTGGTTGTGAGGCGACTGACGCTCAAGTTAAACGTGGCGATTGTGGCGATGTTGATATTTTAGAAAATACTGAAATAGATGAAAACCTTGAAACAGATACTTTTGACTTGAAAGATTTGTCTGATGAGGAACTTGAGGAGCTGGAACTTCAAGCTCAGGAGGATGCCGAGTTACTTGAGGAGGAACTTGAAAAGATTGAAAAAGAAATCGAGGATGAAATAAGAAAAGAGTTAGAAATGTCCGGGGGTTTTTTTGATGGTCCTGTTGAGGAGTTGACTGATGATGAACTTGAAAAAATTAACATCTTAATCGATCAAATAATTTTCATTGAGGAAAATGTAGACTTTGATGATTTTGAGTTACCGGAGGATGAGGTTATTGAAATATTTGAAGTTGACCCGGATATTGTAATTGTGTTTAAAGAGCCAAAAGATGAAGAGCAACCACCACCAATAATTGAAATATTTGACGAAGGCGAGGACGATGTCTTTGTTGAGCCTGTTGATGTTGAAATAAAAGAAACTAATAAAAAGAAAATAGTTTTGACCCAGGATGAAATTATTGAGGTTGAGCAGGCTGTTGAGGAACTGGTTGAGGTAATTGCAGCGGCTGAAGATGAGATCCCTGAAATTCCAAATGAAATAACTGAGAATTTGTCTGAGGACCAAGTTGAGGCTGTTGTTGACACTTATGTTGAAACCCTGGAAGTCGAGGCCAAAGTTGAAATAATTAAGGATGTTGTTGAGGTTGGCCTGGAAGAGTTGTCTGATGAGCAGGTTGCTGTTGTTGCTGCTGTTGTTGAGTCTGCTATTGATGATGTTGCTCAGTTATCTACGGAGCAAGTTGAAACCGTTGCTGAGGTTCTTGGTCTTGACGATTCAGAGGACGTTGCTGTTCTAGCTGCAAATGTACAGGATGATGCAGCAGTTGCTGAGGCTGTTGATTCATTTGTTGAACGTGCTGCGTCTGAGAAAAATAAAGACGTTGAAAACTATAACGTGGCTGATGCTGTTGTTGAGTACCAAGTAGAGGAGTTTTTTGAAAATCCGACAATAATTTTTGAGGTCGATTTTCAAAATATTAATTTAACGACATTGGGCGATGACTTAACTAAACAACAAAAAGAAAAGGCACAGGAGGTTGTTGTCCCTGTAATTATTGCAAGTCAGATTATTTCTGCTGCTGTGCCATATAGGAGGATAAAATGATAAATAAAATCAAAGGACTATTTAAAAAGATAAAAGTTTTTAAATGGATTAAAAGTGTTTTGCAGGAGACCCTTGCTCAAACATTTACGCTTTTGGGTTTCTTTATTGCTTGGTTAACTTTAACCGGAACAGCAAAGGACATAGTTGGTATAGCCATACTTGTATCTTTGACTCTTTGGTTGTTAACCATTGGCTTTAGAAAATAGTGATAGGCTTTGTGTTTGTGTGCGCATTAAGTATGCCCGCATCTGCACAGGATTTAGCAAGTTACCAACAATGTAGTGAATATAACGAGTCCTGGACACTTGGTGCTGAATGGAGCACGCTCATCAATCAACATTTTAAAGAGAAAGACAGAATAACTGCTTATAAAATAATTGGTTGTGAAAGTTCAGGATTTGCAAATGCTAAAAATCCAACATCTACAGCAACTGGTTTATGGCAGTTCATTGATAAAACCTGGGGCTGGGTAAGTAAAAAATTAAATATGACTGGGTCGCCTTTAGATCCCTTAACCTCAACTCGCTACGCTGCGTTTTTAAAATATAAAACAAGCCAGGGATGGGGTCATTGGTCTGAGTCGGCTCATTGCTGGAAGGAGCCTAATGAAAAATTGGGATACACAAAAATTAATTAACAAAATATTAGACGTTTTATGGACTCTGTATTGGTGGTTTGATTCAAAAAACAACAAATTCTACAGGTGGTTAATCAATGAAGAGAAACAGCGACCAATGTCTGATTAGTTATGCTTATTCTATTAATCATAAAAATATGCGTTTAACTGCTCTCACATTGCGTTCTAAGCGGTTCATGTTGTTTAGGCCACCGTTCTGCGTAGGTACATTTAAAACGTCTTAGAGTGGCTAAAAGTGGCCACTACAAACCATTTTAAGCAATAATTTTTTGTTACAAACGTTTTTAATTTGTCTAGGCCACTATGAGTTCAGATTGGTTGCACTAAGTATTCTTATGGCAAGTATAAAAAAGAAAAGGATATTTTATGGCTACTTTCGTTTTCACGGACGCGTCCGTGACAATAAATTCAGTTGACTTATCTGACCATGTACGTTCTGTTACTTTAGACCTCTCGGCTGAAGAGCAGGATGATACGGCCATGGGTGCAACCTATCGCTCTAGAAAGGGTGGATTAAAGGAAGGCAGCCTGAGCTTGGAGTTTAATAGTGATTTTGCTGCTAGCGAAATCGATGCAACTATATTTCCTATTTTAGGGACTAGTGTTGCTTTCATAGTTAAACCTACCAGTGGTTCTGTTAGTTCAACTAACCCAAGCTATGCAGGGAATTGCTTAATTACACAACATGTACCTATGGGTAACGCTGTTGGTGATTTGGCGACCACATCTGTTAGCTGGCCTACTTCCGGAACAATTACAAGAGCTACGAGTTAATCGTGGCATCATCAGGGTTGCACCAGCTCACTTTGGTGTACATTGAGGGAGAAAAACAAGAACTCGATTTAAGGCCTATTGACTTTGTTGCCGTTGAGCGTAAATTTGGTACTCGTCCAGCTGCTGAATTACAAAATTTAGCATTTGAGGAGTTAATGTATTTATGTTGGCACGCAGCCAAAAGGCTAGGAGTTAGTGAATCATTCGATAAATGGTTAGAAACTGTTGCAAGTATTGACGGACTTGATGGAGATGATTCCCCGGGGTAGTTGACGGTCACTTCGTCAGCATAATTTGCGATGTTGCATTGGCTGCGGGGTTAAGTCCATTGGAGGTGGCCAATTTGCCCCTGGAGTATTTTGTTGGTTTACAAAACTCATTAATTAAAAGAAATGAACAAGAGAGGCAGGCGTCTAAGTAATGGCTAAGGGAATAACAAAAAAGACCTCAGGTAGCGGTATTGCTGCTGATGGTCTTAATGATGTTATCTTTGGCTTACGTGGCCTTGAAAAAGGGAACGAAGTTAGAAAAGAACTTAGATCCTTTCATAAGGAACTATCGAAAGAGGTTGAATCTAAAGCACGAGCTGAGGCGATGCGTCAAAAAGAACAGGGTGGCTCAGTACCAAAAAGGCAGCGTGGCTCTATGGGTTTTGTTGGTGGTGGTACTGATAAAACGGCCCACTTGGATATTCGTAAAACTAATAAATTCGCCAGGAACCTTGAGTTTGGCCGTGATTATCAATTCATACCTAACCTTGTAGTTGGTCCTGCTAAAGACGGCAATAGGTCAACAATGAGCAAAACACAGAGAGGTGCTGTTGCTAATCCCATGGTAAGAAATGCCGCAGGGAAGATGGTTTCTGATGGTATAAAAGGTTCATTCTACCCTGCTGAAAAAATGAAAAAAAGAGTTTATAAACAATGGATAGGTACATTTTGGTCTGCCCGAGGAGGTTTTCCTGAAGGTACAAAATATGGCGGTTATGTAGCTGAAAAAACAATTGCAGCTATCGTTCCAGGACTAGCTAGTGATTATGCAAATGAAATCCATAATTTAGTTAAAAAGACAATAAAGGGTAAAAAATAAATGGCGATGGACACAAAAACATTACGGTTTGAGTTCTTAGCTGACACTAAGAAATTTTTAGGCAAGGTTGGAGCGGTCGGTAAGAAGTTTGAGGTCTTGGGCCAAGACATGAACCGTGTAGGCGGCCAAATTAATAAAGTTTTTGCAGGCATTGGTGTTGCTGCTGGTGCTGTTGCTACTAAAGCAATTGGAGAATTTCGAGCATTCGAGGATGGCATGAATGAAGTATTTACTCTTTTGCCTGGCATCACTTCTGAGGCAATGGATCAAATGTCCGCAGATATTTTAACGTTATCTAAAGAGATTGGCAGGCTACCTGAGGATGTTATTCCATCTCTTTATAACTCTTTGTCTGCTGGTGTACCGCCTGACAATGTGTTCGCATTTTTAGAAACTGCTAATAAATTAGCTGTTGGTGGTGCTACTGATTTAGGCACAGCTGTTGATGGTATAACTACGATTGTCAATGCTTTTGGTTCTGACATTATCAGCGTTGGTGAGGCATCCGATATTATCTTTACTGCTGTTAAGGGTGGTAAGACCACGGTTGAGGAATTGTCCAACGCTATGTTTAACGTGGCAC